GAAAATAAAACGACTTATGGCTAGTACAGTATTTAACGGAACGGATTTACTACTAAAAGTATCGTCTACAGACGGTGCAGAAGCGAATATAGGACACACTACAAGCTGTACTATATCTTTGTCTAACGATTTACCAGAAGCTACTACTAAAGATAGCGGCGGCTTTCAAGAAGTAATAGCTGGCGTAAGAAGTGGGGAAATTTCTTTCGAAGGCTTAGTAGATTATACAGACAGCCAAAACGCTGCTGAACTAGGCGATTTTTTACTAGCACGTACAAAACTATATTTTGAGTTTGGAACTGCCGCTACAGGCGACCAACTATATAGCGGTGCTGGTTTTTTAAGCAGCTTAGAAGTTAGCGCTGAAATGGAAAGCCCAGTAACTTATAGTGGTTCTATTACTATTACTGGTACTATTACAGCAGCTACTAACTAGTAACAAATTAACAGCCCTAGCGTAAGGAACTAGGGCTAATTTTTTTTAATATGGCAAACAGAAAAAGGGGGTACTACACTTTAAAACTAGGCGGTAAAAACCGCACACTTCATTTTAGTATGAATTTCTGGGCGAACTTTACAGAAGCTCAAGGCGAAACACTAGGCCAAATAGGCGAAATTTTTAGCCAAGGTTTAAGCCTTAGCGCTATACGTGATTTAATCTACAGCGCACTACTAGCAAACGATCAAGAAAATAATAACGAAATAGACTATAATAAGTTTACTGTAGGCGCCTGGTTAGAAGACCTTACAGGCGACCAGTTAAACGACATAGTAGCCGCGCTTTTAGAAACTAAACTACTAGGTAACGACTTAAATATGGGCGTAAAGCGCAACGTAAAAGCTAGTACAAAACAGCAAAAAAAAACAAAACCCTAACCTGGGACGACCTACTAGACTATTATATAGGACAAATAGGTATAAACCCTAACGACTTTTGGGCTAATACTTGGAACGAAAACCAGCTGCTAGGCGAAAGCCACACTATAAATAATTATTTAGACTGGGAACGTACGCGCTACATAGCTACTATGTTATATAACTTAAACTGCACTAAGCGCGGCCAAATGATAACGCCAGACAAATTACTACCACTACCGCAAGACGTATATTTAGAAAAAGGCACGCCAAAAAGCACTAAAGAAGACTACGAAAAGTTTTTAGAAAAAGTAGCAAGGGCTAAAGCTGGCGGCAGTAAAACTGTAGCAAACTTTAAAAATACTAACGGCTAAAAATTTCGTAATTTTACAGCTATAATTCTACACTATGGCGGACCAAAAATTAAGGGTAATACTAGAAGCTAAAAGCGATAAGCTAGTAAAAGCGTTAGAAAAGTCAAGTAATAAACTAAAACAGTTTGGCGCTGACGCTTCACGTATAGGTAAAAATTTAAGCGTAGGACTTACGCTACCTATTGCTGCCGCTGGTGGCGCTGCTATTAAGCTAGCTAGCGACTTTGAAGAAAGCCTAAATAAAGTAGACGTAAGTTTTAAAAAAAGTAGTAAAAGCGTAAAAGAATTTTCTAAAACTACACTAACCCAGTTTGGTATAGCGCAAGGTACAGCCTTAGATATGGCGGCTATGTTTGGCGATATGGGTACTAGTATGGGTTTAACTACCCAACAGGCAGCTAAAATGTCTACCAGTATGGTAGGGCTAGCTGGCGACTTAGCAAGTTTTAAAAACATACAAATAGAGGAAGCTACTACAGCGCTAGCTGCTGTATTCACTGGCGAAACTGAAAGCCTAAAGCGCCTGGGTATTGTAATGACAGAAGCGAACCTAAAACAGTTTGCACTAACCCAGGGTATTAAAAAGAACATAAAAGAAATGACGCAAGCGGAAAAAACCACGCTGCGTTATCAATATGTAATAAATAGTACAGGGAACGCGCAAGGCGACTTCGCTAGAACCCAAGGCGGCGCAGCTAACCAGATGCGTATTTTCACAGAAAGCTTAAAAGAAATAGGCGCTAATTTAGGTCAAATACTTTTACCAGCTTTTACCAAAATGGTAACTAAAGTAAACGGTTTACTTAAAGCCTTTATGGGACTGGACGAAGGCACTAAAAAAACTATACTTATTATAACTGGTATAGTAGCCGCTGTAGGTCCGTTTCTAATGGCTTTAGGAAAACTACCAGGACTATTAAGCCTAGCGGCTGGTGGCTTTAAAGTTTTAACCGCAGCTATGATAGCTAACCCTATACTAGCTGTAGCAACTGCTATAGCAGCCGTTACTTTAGCAATAGTAAAGTATAAAAAAAGCCAAAAAGAAGCTAATCAGGTAGCGCTTGAACAAATGGACGCCGCACAATTAGGCGAAAAAATAGAAGCGCTAGAAAAAAGAAAACAAGCCCTTTATAAACGCGGCTATAAAGACGGACAACATAGGGTACAAATAGTACAGGACGAAATAGACGTATACAAAAAACAAATACAAGTATTAAACGAAGCTACTACAGCTAACGAAGAACTAGAAAAACAAAGACTAAAAACTTCAAATACACCAGCACCTACAGCCCTACCTACAATGGGCGGCGGCGAAACTAGAAAACCTATAGCCGCTGTAAGCGCTTTAGGCGCTACAGCTGGTACTTCTATGGGTACTACCCAACAGTTAAATTTAGATCCTGGAAGTAGTTTACTAGGCGAAATGCAAACAGTAACTACAGACCCTGTAGCTATGTTAGCGGCTAGTGTAGCTGGTAGTACAGAAGAACTAAAAAGTAAATTAAGCGCCGCAAATGAAGTTTTAAGGGCTAAAGGAATAGAACAAAGAATAATAGCTGAAGAACAAGCGGCTGGTATAAACGAAATAGTAGGCGGTTCTATAAATAATTTAGTAGTAGGTTTGGGCGAAGCGTTAGGCGGTGCTATAGCTACAGGCGGCAATTTAGGTAATGCTTTAAGCAGCCTTTTATTAAATACTGTTGGCGATATGGCTATAAGGTTAGGGGTTTTAGCGATAACTACAGGTAAAGGTATTGAAGCTATAAAAGCGTCGTTAAAGGCGTTTGCTGGGACTATAGGTATAGCTGCTGGTATAGCCTTAGTAGCTATAGGAACTGCGGCAAAAGTAGGCGCTGCTAATATAGGTAAAAACCCTAAAGGCGGTGGCGGTGGCGGTCAAAGCGGACCACGTAGCGGCGCTATAGCGGCGTTTGCTAATGGCGGTATAGTTAGCGGTCCTACACTAGGACTAATGGGCGAATATGCTGGCGCTAAAAGCAACCCAGAAGTAATAGCGCCACTAGATAAACTTAAAAATATTATAGGCGGCGGTCAAGCCCAGCAAGTAAACGTAGGTGGCGAATTTAGATTAAACGGTCAAGACCTAGTAGTAGCACTACAACGCGCTGAAAAACAACGCGGTAGAATTAAATAAAAAAATATGGCTTACGGCGTAAAATATAGGTTAGACTTTGAAGACCACGAAGGCAACGGTAGACGTTTAGACATTTTAAAAAACAACTATATAGGCGATATACTACCGCTAGTAGGTGGCGCTGAACCTGTTAAAATAAAATGGGACGGCGACGACGACTTTTATAGCCCTATTATTGGTAGCACTTGTAATATAAGCCTATACCAAACAGACGAAACTAACTACGACGACTTTTTTAACGAACCAGAACGCGAGTATAAAGTAGAAGTATATACAGCCCAGGCTATACGCGACGAATTTAAAAACAAAGTACAGCTAGACGGCGGTATAGTAGAAGCTGCTGACTGTATAAACGGTAGCTACTACGATACAGGAACTTTTTTACAAAACCGAGTTATTAACGACGGCGGTATAATTGAAGCTGTAGACTGCGTAAGCGCTGTACTTACAGAAACCCAAGACAACTATACACTATTCTGGACTGGCTGGCTACTTAGCGATCAGTTTGCAGAAGTTTTAACGCCTAACCCACAACCAATAAACCTTACCGCTATTGACGGAATAGGCGAGCTAGATAACTATTTTGTAGATAACAGCTACTATAGTATCGCTTTTAGTAACTTAGAATGGGACTTGTCTAGTGTTATATGTAAGGCGTTAGAAGACGTAGGGCTAAGTTTAGACGTACTGCTAAACAATGATATAGAAGTTTTGACAAACTTATTTACAGGCGCTACTGACAATTTATATACAACAAATATAGGCGGCAACGAACAGGTTTTTTTTAGTGATGAGTACGAATTTTTTAACGTAAAAGAATTTTTAGAAAACATACTAAAAAATATAAACGCTAGAATTTTTCAAGCTAATGGGCGCTGGGTAGTTTTAAATAACAGTACATACAGCGAACAAGCTATTATAGACTATGTAAAAGACTATAAAAACGAAAACGACGAACTTCCAGCTGGTATAGGAACTATGCGCCAGGAATACTTAAAAGGCGATATAGAACGCCTGTACTTTAAGCGTTTCAATAGTAGCGGTACATACCAGGAAGACTATAACCACGAAGGTTTAAGAACTGTAAGAACTGACCTGCAGCCGCTAGAACAAAACCTAACACGCGAAGCTGAACGCGGCTATAAAGCTGTAAGTTTTAAAACGCCTGCTGTAAAGTCAATATTAGATTATAATGACGACGTAGGTTTTGAATTTCAAAACACTACACACTGGACTATAACTAGTGGTAGTTTTGCTACAAACGAAATAGCTTTAAAAGGTAAACGAAGTTTTAAAACAACAGCTACAAATAGCGGTAGTACGCCAACAAATTTAGCTATTACAGGGCTGTACCAAGGGAATCGCGGTGTAAATATGAAGCTAAAATTAAACTATTATTATAGCGCTACAGGTTTGCAGTCTTCTACATTTTATAATAAATTCTGGTGCCAGATTTATTTTCAAGCTGCCGTACCTTTTTACTATGACGTAGAAAACCAAAACTGGACTACTACAGTAAAATACTTCTTTTTTGAAGACGCGGCTGGGTCTTCTGCTAATAAATGGATAAGTCAAAGTTTAGATATTGCAGAACTACCAGCGTCAGCTGGGCAAAGCCAGAATGTATATTTACGTATTTATGGTCCAGAAAGCTATTTACTAAACTACCAGGGCGTTTATATAGATAATGTATTACTATTTAGAGATAGACCGAATACGTCTATAAACGAACGTACTTTAACCCAAGATAGTACTACTAATGTAATTATACAAGAAACAGATAAGGATAGAAATTTAGCAGCGTTTACACTAGGCTATACAAATATTTACGATACTACTAATTTCTTAAGTCTTAAAATACCAGAACAAGTTACAGCCCAACAGCAGCTTAATGACTTTAGAAATACAGTACTACGTTATGAAGGTACGCTGTATAATAATGAAACCGCGCCAGTTACGCCTATGGATAAAATACGTATAAACTTTACAAACTTTAGCGAACCAGACAGCTTAATACTAGACGGCCTAACATATAGCTTAAAGTCAAATAAATATGATATTATAGCGCATAAACCAAACCAGGACGGTAATACTACAGCTACAGAAACCGTTAAAACAGAAACGTTTAACTACTAGTAACCAGAATTAACGTCCCCTTTGTTTGCTGCGAAAACCTACCTGTATGCCTAGCGCTGGGTAGGTTTTTTTATCTTAATACTTTAAAAATAGTTTGCATAGTTTAAAATTAGTTTGTAATTTAGCGGTAAAATATACAATATGTATAAAGATTTATTTACAGCTGAAATGCGAAAGCTAGGCTACACTTTAAAAGATATATGCGAACTAATAGGCGCTAAATACCCTACGGTATATACGCGTTTAGATAGCCCAGAAACTTTTAGAGTAGCTGAACTTCGCGCGTTACATAAGGCTGGCTTTAGTATAGATGTAACTTTTAATTTAATTATAAGCAAGTGAAAACAGTAAATATAAAAGGTAAGGAGTATATAACCGTAAACGAACGGCTTATACACTTTAGAAAGGAAGCCGCCTATAAGGGCTGGCGAATAGTCGAAGACCTAGTAAGTTTAGACGACAAAGAAGGCGTATTTAAAGCTACTATTTTAGATCCAGACGGTAACGAAATGGTAAGCGCACACGCCCAAGAATACCGCGATAGTAGCTACATAAATAAAACGTCGTTTTTAGAAAACGGCTTTACTAGTGCCTTAGGGCGCGCGTTAGGCTATTTAGGTATAGGACTAGACACTAGTATAGCTAGTGCTGACGAAGTAGGTAACGCTGTATCTAACCAGGATAACAAAAGCTGGCTAACAGAAAACCAACTAAACGCAACCCTAAAGGGTACTGTAGACCAGGCTAAAAAGGTTCTGGCTAATTACAAAATGAAAAAAGAGTATAACCAGCAGATAACTGCAAAATTTAATATATAATGAGTAACACGAAAACAAAGTATGTAAACGGCGTAAGGCTATTTAACCCTGGCGATAACGCGCCACAAAACCTTTTAGCTAATGTTTTAATAACACCAAAGCTACTTGTAGAATGTCTAAAACAAGACGATATACAAGACGCTAAAAGCGAATACAGAGGCGACACGCAATATAAAGCGAACCTATGGAAAAACGACGACGGTAGTTTAAGTATGTCGTTTAATACATATAAGCCTACAGAACAAAAAGAAACCAAAGTAGCGCAAGGGGGCGCAGACCTACCCTGGTAGGTTTTAACAACAGCCTGGGCGCTTAGCGCCTGGGCTTTTTAATTGTAAAAAAAACATTATGCCAGATATTACAATGTGTAAGGGAATAGGGTGTGAAGCTAAAACTACTTGTTATCGTTTTACTGCAAAACCAAATGAGTATAGACAAAGTTATTTTATGCAATCTCCTATCGTAAACAACGGCTGCGAGTATTATATAAACCACAATAACTTAGGTATAGATGAGAACTGAACAAAAAATATTTAATGACTTAATACAAACTAGGGAATAAAAAATAAATAAATGAAAATAGTAAAAGACACTAACGCAGAATACCATAGTAAAAAGGACTATATAAGCGCCAGCGGTTTAAAAATGATAGCTAAAAAAAGCGTACACCACTACCTAAATGCAGACTTTAAAAGCACGCCTAGTATGGCGTTTGGAACTGCTGTACATACAGCTATATACGAACCTAGCGAATTTTATAAAGACTACCATATAATACCAAAAATAGACAGGCGTACAAAAGCTGGTAAAGAACTATACGCCGAACACCAAGCAAAAGCAGAAGGCAAAGAAGTACTAGACGAAGCCGATCATAAACGTATACTTACAATATTAGAAAATTTAGATAAAAACCAGCAAGCTAAAGACCACGTACTAGGCGAAATGGAACTAAGCCACTATTTAGAATATGAAGGTATAAAGG